CATGGCAGATACCAGCGACCGAAACGCGCCGGACAACCCGCTTTCGATCAGGTCCGACATCTCCTTCGTAACGCCCTGCTGTTCGCGAATCTCGTTTGTCAGCCGCTCGAACAGGTCAGCGTTTTTCGCCAGGATCAGCGCAAGGTTGGCGTTCCGGCGCATGAATATGGCATCGGCCTGTGCCAGTGCGTTCTGCTGCTCGGTCGCCCGCTCGAACCCTTCGCCGAGGTGCTTGAACACGTCGATCAGGCTGTTCGTTTCAGGATTCAACCTCTCGATGTCAAGACCCATCTCAGCGATTGCCCGCCGCGCCTCTGCTGTCGGCCCGGTCAACGAGATCAATGCGCCTCGAAGCTGTGTACCGGCTTCGCTGCCCTTCAACGATCGGTTGGCAAGCGTCGCAAGGGCACCAGCAACCGTCTCGATGTCAGAGCCAGCCGTGGCCGAGATGGAGCCGACGTATTTCAACGCCTCGCCCATCTCCTGAATCGTGGTGTTGCCGCGAGTAGAACCAGCGGCCAGGGCGTCGACCACCCGCTGCGTCTCATTGGCTTGCAGATTAAACTGGCCGAGGGCCGACACGGTGATGTCGGCGGCGGACGCAAGATCGAGTGCGCCAGCACTGGCAAGGTGGAGCGTGTGAGGAACAGCGGCGATCGCCTCGTCAACCGACTTGCCCGCCCGGGCGAAGTACAGCAACGCCTCGGCGGACTGTGCAGCGGTGTACCTGGTCGTGGCACCAAGGGACCGAGCCGTCTTCTCCAGGCGCGACATCTCTTGCTCGTTCGCACGGGTAACGGCGCGAATCGTGAGCATTGTCTCTTCAAACCCGGCATTGATGGTGCCGAGGGACCGGATTGCCATCGCGGCGCCGAGCCCGGCGAACACACCGCCGAGCATCCCACGGATACGGGAACCGGTCTTGCCGGCAGCGTCCATCCGCTTGTCGAGGGTGCGGACGCTGGAACTCGCCGACGTGGCACCGTGCTTTACCTTCTCGGTGGCCTCAGCGGCGACCCGTGCGCCGTGACGCATCCCCGTTGCGTCGATCGCCAGCCGCAGCGTTTTTTCTTCGGCCATGTTTCGCCTCGTATCCGGTCGACATGAACACGGTGTCCAGATGCGCGATCAGTGCCGCGAACTCCTGCCGGGTCTCGATGTCGCTGACGTTGTTCAGGTCAAGCCATGCGCGTATCTCGCCGTACTCGATCCAACCGGGCCGCTGCACCATGTTTCCCCCGGCAGCCGCAATCGTGGAAGCGCGGCGCAAGTTCAGTTCCGAGAACCCGCGCCACACTTCCAAAAGGTCGTCATGAAGTTCCGGTCGAGAGTCCCAAAGCGGCGTTGATTTTCCTCGCCTGGCGCGTTTCCGCGCTATCGCCTCAATCGCAGGATTTGCACCTCCTTGCAGGTTCCACCGGAGGAACTCGGTCAGTTTCCCGCCGATTCCTCGATCACGTCGGCCATGTACGCCTCGTCGTCCATCGCTTCGCCGAGGATGAACGTGTACAGGTGCTCGTATGCCGGATCGGTCATGTACTCCAGGGCCTTCTCAACCGAGAACGGAATCGGCTCGCCGTTGTCCTCGATGTTCTTCCAGTCCAGAAGCACGGTTCCGACCATCGCTTTGCGGGCGACCTGCTCGCCGACCTTCGTGTTCTGCTTGCGGATCTGCCGGAGATGCGGCTTGCTGAGCTTGTGCTGTTTTGATCGGTGCGCCGGGTTGTTCCACCGTGCGATCAAGAACTCGATGTCCTCGACGTACGGCACCCAGCGCCCTTCTGTCTGTTCCTTGCCGAGCGCAAGGCTTTTGATGTCGGCCATTGTGTGAACCTCCAGTGTTTGCGCGTGTGTTATGCAGCCGGGAACTTGCTGACCCGCATCGTGATCGACTCGGCGGAGTCCATATATGACTCGAACTCCATGTCGGCGATCAGATCAGTGTTTTCACCCGTTGCCGGTGCTGATCCGGCCTTGACCTTCATGGTCGGCCAGTCGAAGATGTATGTGTTGCTCGACTTCGTGACCGACAACGCACAGTTGGTCGTTGTCCAGTCGCGATAGTAATCCAGCTCCGTGTTGTCCTCGAAGTACGCTTTGATACCACCGGACACGCCGAACTTGCCAGCGCCGACCGAGACCGCGCCGAGTGTTGCAACCTCCAGCCGCTCCCGCAGGTTGTTGTTCGTTGCGAAGTTGAATCCGGTGATGTCGTAGGCTGCTTCGTTGATGAAGAAGGCATCCACGTCGTCGATGCAGTTCATCACGTCCGTGGTTGTTGCGGTGTCATATCCCGTTCCGATGGTCGCCGTGGCGCTGTATTCCCTCTTGCCGAGGAAATCAAACGTCCCGGTGATCAGGCCGTTGGCGGGCACCTCCATCGAGAACGAAGGGATCATCATGCCGGTCCAGTACTCGAAGACAGACGCGATGTCGCTGTGCTTGCGCTCAATCGAGAAGGAGTTGTCCGCCGTGGTCGTGCCGTTGACGATGTATGCGCCGCCGGTAATACTCGCTGCGCTGGCGTTTTCGTTTGCCAGCGTCGAGTTCTTGCACGTCACGACAATTTCACCGCTGGTCGCAGATGCCACCTTGAAGTAACCGTTGTTGCCCGTCTCGCTGAAACCACTGGTCTTGATCCATGTGCCAGCCGCCGGAGTCGCGGTCCACGTCCCGGTGTGCGGCTCAAACTTGTTTGATGCGGCGGTAACATCAACGGCGCTTGTCGCGATCACCGTCACCGGCGACGTCCAGGCCGCCGACAGCAGCCCGGCCCGCATGAAATCGTCATATGTCCCGTAGGACAGCTCGAAGTTGATCGAGCCGTTTGCCCGCACGCCGGTGCGGATGAAGTCGGTCACCTGCCGGTCGCTTCTGATCTCGCGGCTGGCAACCGAGTCGGTATCCTGTTTCAGGCTTTCCCCGGTGAAGCGAAGGTTCTGAAGGGTCGGCGATGCCGGTACGGTCCCCCATGTGCTGTCTTCGTCCACATATGACAGGCCAACCTGATCGGCAATTCCCTGTGCCATTGTTCCTGTCTCCTATTACACGAGTTCGTTTGTATAGAACGGGCAGGAAAGGTTGACCTGCCACCACTTGCCGTCAGCGCCCACAACGGACACCTCCGGCGTCATGAAAGTCACGCCTGTATCAGTCACCGCCCGAAAGAACGGGCGGATTGTGTCGATCAATGCGTTGATGTCCTTGTCGCCCTTCTCGATGCGGTCGAAAATCTGTGCGACCATGCGGCCACGGATACGGAACGTCTTCTGTGAACCGATCTCGTTGAGCGTGGCCTGGCTGTACTTGATCGAAAGCCGCACCCACAGCGAATCGTCCGGGTGCGTGTCCGGTGCGTTGTCGTAAACCGTCGTCACCGACTGAGCGTCGGCAATGTTGGTCTTCCATCGTGACCGGATCACGTTGTTGACTGCTTCGATCCCCATCAGAACATAGCCTGCAATTCGTCATAGGTTCGGTCGACCATCGCAAATGGCGCCATCTTTGGCGTGCCCTCCTCCAGATGAATCGCATACTCGACGTTGTTGTTCAGGTACACAATACCGAAGGGCTTCATGCCTGACGTGGCTTGCATTCCACGTGCAACAGTTGGCCCGCCGTCCTTGTCACGCGGCGCGCTGGTATCGTCCGCCCTGATAATGCCATCTTGTGGAGAGTTGATGGTGACGGTCCATGAACCACGCGCAAGCCCATCACGCACGGGCGTTTTGTCGGTCACACCGACGAGACCGTGCAGCACCGCCTTTCTTTGTGTTTCAAGCGGCGACTTGAATGTCACCTCCCTGACGTACCGCGTCACCGCCGCATTGAAAGCTTTCACGTTGTCCATCACTTTTCCCGCACATGTAGCTTGTAGGCGATCACGTCATCATCGCCACCAACGTCGTATGGTGTCACGTCGAGCACGCGCCAGGCGGTGCCGTCAACGGTCCACTTCTGCCCGTTGGCCGGTGTGAAATCCAGACCGCTTGCAGACACGTACAGCTTTGCATCGCCGCTTTGAACCGTGTCGCCATCGACGTACCACTGCGTGTACCGAATCGGCGGCGAGCAGGTCACGGTATACGAGGTATCGACCTCGGCCGTCGCGCCGGTCGCCGGGTTGTACGTCTGCGCTGATACCGTGACGGTTGCCGTCTTTGGTTTCTTGGCGATGATCGTTGCAACCCTCGCAGCAGTCAAAGCCATGTCACGCACGCTCCAGCGTCGAGCCAGCGTGAATCACTTCGCGCAACAGCGCATCAATCTGCGGGTATGTTGCATTTTGTGACCGTCCGCCAGCGTAGGTGATGTCCTCCTCGAGATCGCCGACCTTGACCTTCTCGCGTGTTATGCTGCCAGCCTCCTCGATGTCGTCAAGGAACGTTTCCCCTTCCAACACCTTGAGGGCCACCTCTGCGGTTGCATGTTCCAGGCACGCCGGGAGATCGCTTGACGAGAAGTAATGGCCGTCGATGTATATGCTTGCCCTCGGCCATGCCAGCGCCTGCGTCGATGACGCCTTGTCGCCGCACCACCGGGAGTTG